GGGAGGAAAGAAGGGTTAACAAGTGGATCTTCTTGTGTACCATCAAACATTTCTTGTTCTTCGGCTACCATTTGCTCAATAATCTCTGCTATTTTAACCGCAACAGCACTTTCAGTATTTAAATCTAATTGTTGTTGTACTTCTGGTGGTATTTGACCACCATTTTCTTGCGTTATTTGTTCCATTTGTGGTGCTAGTTCCTCTTGTACTATATTTCTAGCCATAAATCCTACATGCTCAACAATATGTGATTGTAGTAAATTCATTACAGCAGGATTTTGTTTTACTAAAAAAGAAGACATAAAAGCTCTGTGTGCTCTTATGTGTGCGGAATGATCTTGTTGAGGAAATGCCATAGGCTTTTGTCCATTTAAAGAACCTGAGTTTTCCATAGCAGGGTCTGAGGCTTGTGGCTCTGGAGGCCTAGGTAATAATTTTTCAACATTTTGAACTCCTAAAGCCGCATACATTCTAACAAAAGCTTCTCGTAAATCATGCATCTGTGGATTTGATTGTGCAAGTTGTAATTGTGTTTGAGCTAATGTAACCCTTTGAGCCATTGAAAATATGTTAGGATCAGAAACAGGAATAACATCGACTCTATCATCAAAGTCTGTTTGTTTTATTGCATTGTTACCACCTGCTACCATGTACGGATATTCTGCAGGAAGATAATCAGAAAATACTTTAGCTAGTAAATTAAATTCTATTTTTTGTGCGTAGTGTAATCTTTTATGGATAGCTGACATTACTTTCATGCCACGCTCCAATATTGCCATTGTTGTTCCTACAGGTTGCTGTTGACTACCACCTTCACCTGACATCATATCAGTTACACCTGCAAATCTTCTACCTGCTTCTGTAACAAAACCTAATAATTGAAATAAAGTACCACTTGGTTCTTTATAAGGTAGAGGCATTAATGATTCACGTAAGTTACCTCCTGGTGCATCTACATCTCTCCATTCACCTGGTTGCAATGCTTCATCATCATCTTTAATTCTTAATCCTCTAGCTTTAAAACCTGCAGGTAAATTAGATAAAGTTCCTGCATCTATAAGTTGACGTAAAGCTGCAGTAGCAGTTCTTGATAAACCACCAAGCATGTGAATAAGACCAAAGCCATAGAATCCTAATCCCGGTAAAAATTTAAAGTGAGTAAAATATTGTTTCTTTTTGCGAAGACCATCTCCTTGATTCCAGTTTTTATAAATGGATAAAACTTCACCTGAATCTTCATCAATAGTTACAATGTAAGGTAACATAATACCTGTTGGTGATCCTTCTGCATTTTTATCTTCAAAACCAGGGATATCTAGGTCAACATGCATTTCTAATAAATTATATTCTTCTTCACTAAAAGAAGCTTGCTCAATACCAACAATAGAATCTTCTTTTTCTTTAAGATCAGAAGGCTCTCCTGCTGAAGGCATAATATCTATGTCACGATAAAATCCAGAGACTTGATTTTTTCTTAAATCATTCTTTTTCATCTTTACAACGTGAGTAATACGCATACATGTTTCCAAATCAGAAATTAAATATGGTACTACTAAATCTTCTGCAGGAATAAATTTAGACACAGCACGTTCCAAAGTGCCGTCATAGTATACTTTTTTAAAGGCAGATCCTGCAAGTGGTAGATGGAATAGTAATTGATCTAATTCAGGATCAAACTCCTGCATAACATTAGTTATCTGATAGTTCATAAATTCTTTAACACGTTGAGCTTGTTGTTCTACTTCTGGTGTAGGATCTCCCATAACCTGTGTTCTTACAGGTCCACCTGCAGGAAGTAGTTCTTTATAAGCTTGTGCTTGGAATTGTGTAACAGCTTCTGATAATAGAGGGTGTGTTACTCCTGTTGCTCCCGCAAAAGGTCTTGATCTTTCCTCATATTTAAATCCTAATAAATCTAATCCATCTTTGTATGTTTTTTCCCAATCGGATCGAGAACTTTTATCATCTTCAAAATTGTTTTTTAAATCAGATGATATTTTATATAACATATCATCATCTAGAAGTTCAGCTATATTGACATTAAAATCACCTTCGTCTATTTCAGGAGAATTAGGTGCAAAATCAAGTGTTGCTCCACCATCTTCTTCTTCAATTATTTCAACTTCTTTGGTAGTATCTTGTGGTTTAGGTAAATCTATAGTTTGCCCTACTTCTTCTATTTCAAGATCTTCTTTAAAATTTTGTATTGCTTTTTCTGCCATTAATAAACTCCTATTGATCCTATAATATCAGAAACAGATAATAAAGGATTATATGTCGATCTTTTTTCTACTAGACCTCCATCTTTATAATATTGAGCATAAGGTGTCAACATATCAGGTGTTAATTCTATCATAAAAGCATCTGAGGGTCCGTCCGAGTATTCTATTTGACCTATCTCTAGTTGTGAATTTTTAGTCTTAGCTAATCTTCTAAGGCTCTCTTCTGTATTGCTAGTAAATTTATTTCCTAGGTGATCTACTGAATTAGGGCCTCCATATTGTAAATCATATGCTACTGCCGAACCATCTCTTTGTGGATTATCAGGAGCTAGTCTCATTCCACGACTAGTCCTAGCTGCTCTGATTTGTTCAACGGGAGCCACTGAATAATGACTAGGTGCTTTTTTATTAATTTTTATTTGTCCAGATTCATCAAAATAAAATCTTTTTTTAGCTGCTTCGTAAACATCTTTTTTAATAAGAGCATCTACCCAATCTTTTTGATTCTTAAAAGGTATATTTGGAAATAACTTTTTTACATCAATATCATTAATCCTTTGATTAATATTTTTTAAAGCAGTGTCTCTTATAGATGCAGCATTATCCATTTCTCTAAATACTGATTCTGTTACTAAATCAAGATCCATTTGCGATACATTTTCTAATGTAAGGTCTGCTTTTGCCATAAGATTTAAATCTTTTTTTACTTCAGCAAAAATAGCGGGCATAGGTCTAAATAGATTTTCTAATTGTTTTTCTAATTTTTTTACTTGTGCAGCTTCAGTTCCAAATGATGCTGACCCAAGTGCTCTGATGTTAGCTTTTAATTCTGATTTTTTACTAGCGGCTTTTTGTAAGAAATCTGATTGCATTTCGCTAGCATGGTTGACAACTATTTTTTTACCTAAAGCATTTTTACCTATACGATCATCATTTAAAGACCATCCTATAACATAGGGATCTCCTCTAAGTTTTTTGTCAGCAAAATTAATATCATCTGATATTTGTCTCATGGCAGAATGTGCTTCGTAACCTGCTATTTCATCTGGTAAAATTCCTATATCTCCTCTAATGTCTGTTGAATCCATCCACAATACATTTTCTTTTCTAGATCCATTTATATATCCTGCCTGTCTTCCTGAGTTACCATATTTTAAATTACCTGCATCATCACTATACTGTGCTGATTGTATAGATCTTGAAGGAGATGAATTAGAAAGTTCTGCTATTTCTTCATAGCTAATTGGAGTTTCCTTTGTAAACTGTCCTGTTTCATTGTTAAATCCTCCTCTTTTATTAAGGTATGTTCTTACATAAGAATCTTGCAGTTCAGATTCTCTTATACCCTGACTTCTAAAAAAATCATGCCATTGTCTTGCAGGCCACGCTATACTGTCTACGGAATAGTTTTGACCTTTGTATATAAGATTATTTGTAATAGGGTTCATAGTATTATCTAAATTGGAATAAAACATTTGGTTTCCTTGAACAACGGAATCTGCAGTGAATGTTGGAATTATTTCTGTTGACTCCTTTTTCTTTTTTACTTTTATAGGAACTTCAATTTCTTCTATTCTAAATCTTGCATCTTCCATGTTGCCTAGTTGTAAAGCTTTAACATTAGCTTCATCATAACTTTTAGCTTGAAATACTTTATTGCCTTCAGGTCCATAAATATTATATCGTTTTTCCATTTCCTTAGGTTTCATAGTAGGAGGTCCTGATAATTGTTTTTGTGTGGCTTTATTAATATTTTGTACTGTCTTAGGTGCATCTCCAACAAGTGACCAATTAAAAAAAAATCTAGGAACTTTATCTATAACACCTGCTTCTGCTTGAGGTATAAAGAAATTACCTATCTTAGATAACATTGATTCGTTGTCCGGGGTTCTCGGCTCTTGGCTCTCTTCTGACATAACTACATCCCCTTCTGCATATTTATTAATATCTCCTCCCTCTGCTTTTTTCACTGCTTGTAATGAAGGCATACCAGGTGCACTATTAATAATTTTTTTAAGGTTTTTAATTTCTGCTATTTTATTGTATTTAGGATTACCTAATACATCTCCAACTTTAGTAACTCCTTTGGTTATACCCACCTTACTAAGTTTTCCAAAAAGTCCAGGTACAATAAAATCTAATGCATCAAGTGGAGCTAGTAACATAGCTAGTCCATCTCCTGGTTGTAACTCTTCTCCTTTAGAATATCTTTCAAATGCCTTTTGTTGATTACCATAAAATGTTTCTCCTACTCGAGACATGGATTCTACAAACCCTTTTTGCTCAAATCCAAGATCCTTGAGCCTTTGAGCAACAACAGAATTATTCATAACAGCAGAAGGTAGATCTCCTTTTCCTGTATACTTACCTTCAAACTCTGTACCTTTTAGTGCTTGAGATATAACCATAGATCTTTCGAAATCATTAATTTCGTTTTGTTTTAATCTTTCTTTACTAGGAGTTAAAACTTCATAGATATCAGATAGGGCACCTGCTTTACTTTTTAATCTTTTTTCAAACGGATCATTAATTTTTTTGGCTATTCCACTACCCTGTGAAGACTCTTTATTATAAATGTCAGATCTACTTAACCCTCCTATTTGGAAGTTAGCTAGTCCACTATTTTTATTAACGGCCATTAATAATACTCCATTTGTTTTTTTGGTGTCGGCTCATCCACATAGTCAGTACCTAGTCTAATAAAGTTTCCTTGTCTAAAGCGCATTACCGCTTGTGTCATGCTGTCCACCAAGTCATCGTGATCGCCATATGGGAATGCAGCGCACTCCTCAATAACATCGTCAGACCACCTTGTTTCAGGTGCCCATATCATACCACTTTCGAACAATGGTGCAACAGAATTTACTCTGACATGTTTATCTTGTCCTTTGCTAGGAGTATAATTGACAACAGGAATACCAAGTTGTCTTAGTTCTTGTGTAAGAGGTGTACCCGATGCTTTTGCTTCGATAATAATTGTTTCAGGTTCCCAATATTTATATTCTTTGAGTGCAATTTTTTTTAGTTCTGGAAAATCCCATCTACCTCTTTTAGCATCTATTAAAATAAGATGAGGTACATTATTTGCAAAAGGATAGAAAACTCCCCATGTTGTTATTGCACTATAGTCGGCTGTTTCTTTTTTACTAAACGCTGTATCGTAACTTTGTATAATATGATGGAGGTCCGGGATCCCCTCTTCTTTCCACTCTTGCCACCACTCTCGTTTAATAATTGAACCTTCTTGTGACACAGGAGATTGTTGCCACTGTGCATTCGACTTAGCTGCAGACAAGGAAGCTTTAACAGATTCTAATTCATCAATGTTCCAGAACCCTGGCCATACAGGTTTGTTGCTTGGTAGAATAGCAGGGAACTCCACTACTTCCCATTGATCTGCTTTGGGTTCACCTTGCTTCTTCATTAACTTACCTGTCAAGTCTTTCACGGACCAACGGGTCATAACAATAACAATTGCTCCACCAGGTTGTAAACGCTGACGAGGACCAGAGGTATACCACTCATAGGCATTATCTAATGCTGTCTCACTCATAGCGTCTTGCTCGGAATGAGGGTCATCAATAATGAGTAAATC